GGATTGATATTCAGTATCGTCAGTTGGAATAACTGCAACACTTTCACATACTGCTTTACCTTCATTGGTTTTAGCTAATCTAGTAGAATCATCTAAAGATGTAACAGTTAAAAATCCTGTAGACAATGGTGATGTTTCTGTAATCGTAACTACATTACTACTAACTGTTGCTGTAAAATCAGAGTCAGCATCTATTAATGTTTTTAAATTTGTTGCACTTTGGTTGTTACTTGTTGTTGTATGAAACTTACCAGTTGTAGAAGATGTAGCAGAAGTAAAAGTTGTAGTTGTGCCATCTGCTTTTGTTAAAACTATTCTTGTACCATTTGCTATGTTTGCATAATCAGTAACTGTAATTGTTGCATTACCAAATCTACCACCAAAAATATGTCTGTGCCAAGCAGTTACTTGTTGTTCTCTTTGATAAGTTAATCCTACCAACTCACCATCACCTCTAACTCCATAAACAATTTGATTTGGTTCTTGTTGATATGCAATCTGTGTTAAACCACCTTCACTAATGTGTTCAGCAAGGATAGTCATATCAGGTGCAATGTAACCATCTACATCAAAGTTATATGCTAGTTCTCTAATTTTTCTTTTTGCTCTTTGTAAAAATAATGTTGCATTACCTACAGCTATAGCATCTACATTAGCTGCACCATGGTTAGATTGTTTTTTAATTAATATGTTTGTAGGTGTAACAGCACTATCAGTACCACCTCCTGATACAGTAAACTCACCACCTGCTGTACCAATAATTAAAGTTCTAGTTGCTGTCATAAATCTAATAGCATTAACTTGGTTAGATGCGATTGTATAAATGATTGCATCATCATCAGCTATAGTACCACCAATGTTTGCATCCATGTTTTCGTAATCACCAGACTTTGAAAAGAATATTGTTTGTGGTTGATCAGTTGTTCCTGCAAAAACTAATCTTTGTTCAAAAAAAGTTACGCAAGAAGGATGACCTGTAGTGTCAGAGAAAGCTCCTAGTTGCCAGTTAGCTGTAGCACTAGCACTATCTAAAGCTGTAATAATTGTAATGGTTGCATTAGTTGTATCTGTTACTCCAGTTATCTTTGCATAACCTGCACTTAAATAAACAAATCTTCCAACATCTGTTGATTGAAAACCTGATCCACCATTAATACCGGTAACCGCAGAAGCAACTAAAGCTATACCTGTACCTACTGCTGATTGACCTGGATTTAAAGTTGTGTCAGTTGTGTTGGCATCTTGCATTGGTCCTTTAGTAAAATCTACATCTGTTAATGTCCAAGTAGTATGAGCAGTACGAGATAGTTTTTCTACTTCATGTGCAGGATGAGTGATGTACATAACATCAGCACTCTGTGCAAATTTTAAATCAAAAAGTTGTGCAGTAGTATAAGGTGTTGTTATTTCAAAAACTTTATTAGCTACACCACCAGAACTATAAGCAGTAAATGCAGAACTATTTATATCAACTCCATCTTTATCTTGTAGTTCAAATGTGTTTGTTGTTTTGTCTGCAACTAAAAATCTTTTACCATTAACTTGTGTCATACCAGAAACACCACTAATCAATACTTCATCACCATTTTCATAACCATGTGATGTAGCAGTTACGACAGCAGGATTCGCAGCAGTAATTCCAGATATAGTTTTGTCTCCTTCTAACACAGCACCACTATCTTTATACACTCTCATTTTTAAGTTTGAGAACTCAAGCATATAAGTTTGTGTTGTTGAAAATTCAAAAGGAATTAATCTTGTTTTGTTATCGCTATCAGCTACCTCTGCTACGAATGTAGATCCTGGTCTACGAGCTGCTGACCCATGTGGATATACCACTAAATTTTCTAAAGTTGAGCAACCTGATGCGTATTTAGTTAGATCAGTTCTTCCATCTAATCTTGGTGATAGTTCGCCACCAGTAAAGTTTGTTAGTTCTACAGCTACCCTAGCCATTTATTAAAACCTTGAGTTTATAAATGTACCTGCATCTATTTGATCTGACATACCTAGGTCTTGATCTATATTTTGACCTTCAGTTGAATCTATAAATCTAGCATCTTTTAATTTATCTTGAAATAAATTGTACATATTAGAAGCTGTTTGATTATTTGATGTAACTGCAAAAGCAATGTCTGCACCTAAAGCAGCAGATAAAGTTTCTCTTAATGATTCATCATATTCATTGGGATCTGTTATTCTTCCAATGTATAATATTTTCATACTTGATGTATTACTTAATATCTTTCTACCTTCTACTTTGTAGTTTGAATCATAATCTAATATTCTAAGCAACCTTAAACAATCTGCTGGTAATGTATAAGCATAACTAAAACCCCATGCAGGAGCTGTAGTGTCTGCTGCTAGTTCAACTCTTTTTTGTAAGCAGTTCCAAGGATGTGATCTGAATACTGCATCTCTTACTTGAGTATATCTTGAGTTGCAAAGTCTAGCATTTTTTGAATCTTCTGTTAATGAAAGGATAGTTGTTGCACCTAGTTGATTTAATGCTCCATTACAAATGTCTACTACTGATGCCATACTATTTCCTTATTATATATTTTCGCCTTATATGTCTATCTTTTTCTAAAGCAAAAATTTCTTCTTCTGTTCTCTCTTCTTTGGCATCAAATCCATAATGATACTTAGAAGTATGTTTAAATCTGTCTACCAAAACATATCTGTACACATAATTATTTTTTTTAAAATGTAGTACAGTTTTTAAATCTTGAATCTTTTTCATAAAAAGGTGGGGATTACTCCCCACCTAATATCTAGTTATTAATTAACTACATAATTAATGTTCCAGTTTAATGTTCCAGCAGTACCACCAGTTGCGTCAAAAGTAATCGCAATATAGTAATATCCACCAGGATCTGTACTATCACCAGCTAATTCCCAAAGTTTTTGAGAACCAGTGTTCAAGTCAGCAGCTTCAAAACGAACATCTGTCATTCCAGCAGCATCAGCTACTGAAGTAGCAAAAGCATCTTCGTCTTTAACTGTACCATCAGTTTTGTATATACCAACATTGAATGTACACGAACCACCGAATGTGTCTGAGCCAATAAATAATTGTGGCACAGCAGCATTACTAGGAATAGGTGCTAACATAACAATGTCGTTATCTGTACTATCACCAGCAGCAAGTTCTACCGATCCATGTGCAGTTCTAACAACACCTGCTAATTCAGCAGCATTATTAAGAACTGGTGGAGTCGCTTCGAAGTTTGATACCAGGTCTGTATTTTTAGTTGTCATAATTATATCCTCCTATTACTATTATGATTCTGTACATTGTACTTCAAGAACTTTAGCTTCTTCCATACGAGTTGCACCAATGCTCATGCAGTAGTACACTTGAGTAGCATAAGATTTATCACTTCTTTCGTCTATACGAGCATTAACATCTTTGCCAATACCTAAAGCGATTCCATCTTGTGCAAAAGCTATACATGATCTAGTTGTGCTAGATAATGAAAGTCTGTTTGATACAATGAAATTAAAACCAAGGAACGAGTTTACTTCACCATTTGCCAATGCTTTGACAGTGTTGAAGTCAGAACTTGTAACCTCAGTTGTTCCTAAAAGATCAGTGATCTGCTTCGGAGACACGATTATGTGTCTAGGAATTGAAGGATCTACATCACCTAAATCAAAAGTCTGTTTTGCAGTTCTTAATTTAGCAATCGTTAAACCAGTAGAGCCATGAGCTATAGCTGATTGTGCTGATGTACTTGTTGATCCTGTTTCACCTGTGTACGCAGTACCAAGTGCAGCAGTTATGATCACATCATCTATTGCTCTTCCCATTGCCATAGCAGCAGCTTGAGCATAAGATGAAGTTGGATCTATTAAGAGTCTAACTTTGTCTTGTTGATCTATTAAATCAGCAAATTCATAATCCGCAAGAGACACTCTTCTTCTCGCATGAGGTGTGTCTATTTGTGGAGTGTCTGAATGTCTGCTAGTTTTTTCAACAGCAGTTACTGAGCCAACTTGGTCAAAAAAAGCATTTTTTCCAACCACAGATTCAACTCTGACTTTGTCTCTTAATAACGATCCCATTTGTTGAGATAGCATTTGTACATTAGCAGAATACTGCTGTACAAAAGCTGTAGTTATATTTGATGACATATTTGTCTCTCCATATTATTGTTAGTTAAAATAATCAGAAAGGTTCTCCACTAAATAATAGTAGGCATCTCTTGGATTTTAAGTCTTTTAGACTAGAGTCTATTCCTTTTTGTCAATAAGGTTCTTTCGAATTGTCTTACCATTTATCCACTTATAATAAATATCTGCGGTTGGCAAGGGATTATTTTTCTGTTGTTCAGAACCTGTCTCCTTAATCAACCGCAATATTTCTAATCTAATTTCTTTATCGTTTAGATTGTTACTTGGCATTTAACATTTCTCTTAATGTATAGACTTGTTGTACCATTTTATCGTGATCTGGATGACCTTTATTCCAGTATGGATTACTTCTATCATTAACAATAGAAGATATTTCTTCTTCAATATTACTAACCGATTGTGCATTTTCGCTTTCTGTTGCAACAATTTTATCTTCTTGCATCATACCTGCTATCTTTGCAAAACCTTTTATAATCTCTGGATGATCTCCAAGTCTTGTACCATTTGATAAAGTCATATCTAAAACTTCTGGATTAATATTAGCTTTTGCTAATGCACCAGCTTGTTTAACTTTACCTTCAAAGTCTCTACCCCACTCTTGTCTTAACTGTTGTTCAGCTTGAGCTTGAGCAGTTTCAGTATCAATCTTTGATTGTTGTGCAGTACCTTCCATATTATTTTTATAAAACTCTAAGATACCTTGAGCTTGTTTATTATTTAAACCTAGCTTATGTGATTGCTCTGCAAATTGTTTTATTGCATTTTCATCTAAATTTACTACTTCAGATTTTGCATCTAAAGAATATTTATCAGCAGATTCTGGTCTACCAAGTTTAGTATAAACCTCATCCCAATGTTCTTCTGTAGAATTATTAGTTGGGATAACAAGTTTATCTTGACCAATCATTTTGACTGCATTGATATAAGATTTTGCTAAAGCATCTGCTTCAGTAAACTTTTCAATATTTGGATCGTTTCTATATTGTTCACTTATAGAATCTTTCCAAGTTGATTGAGTTGTTGTTTGTGTTGTTTGTGGTGCAGGAGTATCTGCTCCTTTAACTGCAACTTGTGTGGCAGTTGGTGTAGGTGTCTCTGTTTCTGTAGTTGTCTTTTGTTCTACAGGCACAGTTTCCTGTGTTATCTGTTCGCTTGACATAGTTATTTACCTTTTTCATTTTCCTTTTGCAGCATTGATTTAATAAATAGAAGAACGCTGCGTTGTCCTTCCATGTATGCACTCTCATGACTATCACCTTTTACATTAGTGGTAGAATGATAATGACATCTTTTTTCAAGATCAGCTAAGACTTCTTTGCCTTCGTCTGTATTGAATATGTATTTATAATTTGTTTTTAATTTTGTTATTAATTTTTCTAATTGTTTATTTTCTTCCATACTATTCCACATCAGCATTTGCTACAGCTCTTGCTTCGTCTGGCAATGCTTTTGCTAGTGGTGCTACATCTCCTCCTGCTTTAGCAACTTGTTGTAGTTGTTGCATCTGTTGCATTTCTTGTTGTTGTTGTTGTGCTTGTTGTCTTTCTGCATTTACTTCACTTTGTGATTTTAATATTTTTTGTGGCACACCAACAATGTCTGCCAAGTGTTTTACAAGGTTATCAAAATTAATATAATCAAATACTGGTGCTACATTTGCAAGTGATCCTAATATTTCTACTGTTCTTATAATGGATTGTAGCTCTGTAGATTTTTGTGCTTTAGCAAGTGGAGAAACATATTCTATTTCTATATCTCTACCTGATAAAAACTCTGGAGCTGGTGGTAACATATTGTTACGAAGTAATATTGCAAACACTCTATCAATTAATGGTTTTAATAATTCAGATTGTAATCTACCTAATACAGGTCCTAGTAATCTCATCTTCTCTTCGTTTCTTTGTATGACTTCTGTTGCTGTCATTTGTGGACCTTGTTGCATCATTAATTGATTTACATAGAACACAGCTCTAATACTATCTCTTCTTTGCTCTTCCATATTTAAACCTAGTGGATTGTTTGCACCAATGTTTAATGGTTCAATTCTATCTCTTGTACCTGATCTATAAAAATTTAATCCACCTGGTACAGTTCTAACTGGTAATAAAAATCCATCATCAGGAACTAATAGTGGTGGGTCTACTTGTTTCTGTGCAGCTTTAATAGTTGTCTTTGACATTTCATTTAACATCTTGACATCTGGCAATGCTGTCATTGCAGGTGATCTTCCATAAATTTCATTTGATGCTTTTAAATATCTTGGTACAACAAAAGGAAACTCTCTAAATCCAGATACAGATAATTCATTACCATTTTTAAATTCAATATACACAGATTCAAATGGCATATTAGCTTTATCTTTTTTGTTAGGATTAAAATCTGCTCTTGGATAAACTGCGTGTAATATTTCTATTTCTTCGTATGGATCTTTTTTTGCTTTAGTTTGAACATCTGCTGACACACTTTCGCCAAACTTTTGAATTGCAGCTCTAGCAGATATTTTAAATTTTCTATAAATAGTATCTATTCTACCTTTATCATTTTCTGCAATAAACACTTCATTGATATGCCTTGTTGAAAATTTTATAATGTCATCATTATCTTCTTCAATAAACATTGCTGCTGTACCAAATGTTATAAGGTCATGGTACAATTCAAATATTTCTTGTTGAAAGTTTGATCTATTAAATGCTGTATACATTGCGTCTGTAGATGACTCTAACCAAAGTTTTGCTTCATCTTCATTATCAATTTCTTCATCTTTAAATCTTAGGGTAAACCAAGGTGTAGAAGGATTTGTAAGCATACCATGTAATGATGCTGCTAATAATTCTACTGCTTGTATTGGTGATGAATCGAAAACTTGTTCCATTCTCTTATCACCTCTAGCTCTTTGTTTAGTTACATCTGCTTTTCTTGGTTGCATATAATCTGCAACTTCTTGCCAATGCGTTTCCCAGTTTTGCCTTTGACCTTCAAGTTTTTCAAATCTGGATATTAAACTTTTAGTTAAATCTGTTTTAGCCATTATGCTCCTAATAAACTTTTCTTACCTAATGTTAAACCTTCATCTTTTGTAACACCTCTTGATGATGTTAATATTGTTTGCGATCTACCTTTTGCTTTAGTTTTTTTCTTTCTTACATAAAGTGGATCTTCTTCACTTGTAGCATTTGCTGCTTCTGATTGTGAAACTTCTGCTGTAGTTGGAGATAGAATTGTTTTTGGAACTTGTGTAACTTGATTATTACCATTACCTCCACCTTGTCTTTCTCTATTAATATCTTGATTAGTTTTGTAACCAACTTCTCTTAATTTTGCCAAGCCTTCTCCTGATCCAATTTGTTCGTCTGTCATATCTATTCTTTCTCCAGGTGGAACACTTGTATTATACTTGGATATAAATTCTTTTCTTCTTCTTGTATTGTAAGGTCTAGCTGCATCCGCTAATCCTTTTCCAACAGCTTTAATAACTCTTATAGGCATAGGTGTAAGATCTAATTTTTTTTTAGGTGGTGGTGGTTTTTGGTATCTGTTTGCAGGACCTTCTCCTCCGCCATTGCTACTTGAATTTCCACCCATGTTATTCTCCAAATGTTAAAGATGATTTAGTTTCTTTAGTATCTTTTGGTTTAGCTTTTACTTCTGGTTTTTTAACTTCGTTTTCAAAAGTTTTATCTTCATTCAATACTAAAACTTCTTCTACCTTTTTAGGTTTTGCCTTTGGTTTTTTTTTAAATATTTTTTTAATATTTTCAAACATTATGATCCTAATAAAGTTTTCTTTTCTGTTTCAGCTTCTTCTTCAACACCTAATGGTGATGTAAGGATTGTAGACTTTCTACCTTTTCTTCTTCTTTCCATAGCTCTTTGCTCTGCCGCAATTCTGTCTTTTTCTTCCTGTGATAATTCTGCTTTAGGCGGTTCTGGCAAAGGTTGAACTGGTGGTAGCGGTGGCATTTTTGGTCTGAAAAGTGATCCCATAATTATATAATCCTGTATTCATTATCTGCTACACTTTGTGGAGCAGTTTGTCTATCATTAATTTCTTGCAGTCCTACACTTAGATACCTCATGGCATCACAAGCATGGGAACTCCAATCGTGTACAGGTTTCGATCTGAACATTCTATTTTTATCAATATACTTCCTGTGGTAATGTCTTAACGCATCTATTAACTTTTTGCAATGGTCAGTATCAATCCAGCATCTAGGCAAGGTCATTGTGGTTGCGTGTATGCCATCCTCTAATGGAATTTTTGGTACGACTTTAAACCTAACTCCTAATTGGTAGGCGACCTCTCTCCTGGTTTTACCATTACTAAAATCTGTAACTTCAATGTCATGTGGTGCAAAATGATCTTTGTAAACATAATCTTTATCTTTAATAATCTGCACATAGTGCGGTAATCCTTGACCTCGTTCCTCGTGGTAATCAATAATGTTTACTGATCTACCTAATTGTTGAAAGAATATAATACTGCTATGATCTGAAACTCCAAGATCCCATGATGTTGATACTGGTAAACTTGGGTCGTATGGAACTCTTGTTAGCTGCTTTTTATCTTCCATCTTTGTAAGCACATCTGAATATACTGCACCTTCTATGTTTGCTATCCAATCACATTCAAACTCTTGCTGGAACTTCTTATCTCCCATTACCTCTTTTGCCTTGACTAGCTCTTCTTCATCTACAATTTTTGTTTCACTAGCTTTTGCCTTGTAGTTAAACCAATCATCAGCTCCTTGTGCGTGTTGGTATAGTTCATAGAAGTTGTTGTTCATTCCCATAGGTGTACCAATAAACACACAATAACCTTTTCTATCTGATAGTGCAGGTCTAATTATTTCTGGAAACAACCTACTGTTTACATTTGCGTACTCATCAATTACACAACCATCAAGGTATATACCTCTCAAGCCATCAGAGTTCTCTGAGCCAAGTAATGTAATCCTGCTGCCATTCGGCAAATCCACACGCAACTCTGTTTCGTTAAATTTTGTATAAGGTATCTTTGCTGTAAATTGTTTCATATAATCCCAAGCAATACTTTTCGCTTGTTTAAAGGTGGGTGCTATATAGGCATACCTGGGGTTCTTATTTTTGGACAGCAATGCTGACCTAATTAAGTGGTTGATCATACATACTGTTTTGCCAAACCTTCTATGACAAACTAATACATTCCATCTGTATTCTGATATTTTTTTGTGCAAGAACGCTTGATGCTTTCTAGGTGTATAGGGAATCTTAATATCCATATCTAGTGTATTTTTTTACTAGGCATACTATCTGTGGGTTCAAAGTCAAAGCCAATACAAAGCATAACATAATTAATAAATAGCTGTGATGCTAATTCATTAGGAAAACCAACAAACTTTATAATGACATCATTGCTATCTTTATCAACATAAGCAACTGATTCTACATCTTCTAACCCAAAATGATCCATATACCATATCTAGTTTATTATTGGTGGTCTGGCAATAAATGAATGTGTGTGTGGATAAGGGAGTCCTCGAGTCCCATGTATATATACATATAGTTTGGCGGTCGTTTTCTGGGGTATAAGGGGGTCAAGCAAACCAAAAAAGTAGGTTTACAGGTACAATATTACTATTGATAACTTATGATTATCAATAGTTATTCCTATAACTATTAATTATCGGAAGTAAATAGGTCAGTAATGTTGACCGATATTTTATGTGAAGATCAGCAGCAACGCTTAATATTAGAATAGCAACTTCAACTACAATTATATTCCAGGTCCTTTATTCCAGGATCGCACAAAAAAAACCCCCAATAAAATTAATTATCAGGGGTTTAATTGTTTATTATTATTAATTATTCAAATAATAAATCAAATGATCTATTAATATATTTACCTACTTTTTTATTATCATAGGTTGTTAATAATAATTTATCATTTGTTTCATCTAATTCTTTTTTATCTTTAGATAAACCAATTTTATATACTTCATAATATATATAACCTTCATTATCAATTAGATCATATATTTTATATCCTTCACCTTTAGCATTACTAGAGCTTATACTTTCACCAGTATATTTTTTGTTTTTATTCCAATGTATAAAACCTTTATGATTATAAATATCACTTACTCTATACATTGAGCTAGTATTGTTTATATGTGTTTTAGTCATTTGTTTATTCTCCATTTTGTTTAATCTCTTTATATATCCAATTTATATAATTGCAAGTATTATTTTTAATTAAATTACATTAGAATTATTCTAAACTACCAGGTGTTGCATAATTACAACATGTTGCAAATATGACACAATCAATATTAAACCTTGTTTAATGTTGCATAAATACCACACATAAAAAAAATATACTTTTTGTATTGACTACAATAAATATATATGTATATGATTTGTATATTAACAAATGAAAGAGGAAACAATGACAAAAAACAAAATAGCTTTCAAAGATATTGAAAGCGGAACAATGCAAGATATTACAAGAAATTTTATTGATAAGCATATATTGGCTTGTCAATCTTATCTTGTAAGTGATTTAATGAGTAAAGAAGTTATATCAATAGAAGATTATATTAACTTCTATAAATCAGATGAAACTATAAAATCTGATTATGATGTAGAGACAGAAGAAGAAATACAAGAAATTAGAGACAATGGCGAAGATCATCAAGAAGTTTTTGAGCATTGGCTTTGTTCTGATTGGTTTATTAATCAAATGAAAAACCAAAATGAGCCAATTTTAGAAACTGATATTGGGACTTGGTGGGGTCGTACTTGTACAGGTCAATCAATTTATCTTGATTATAATATTCAAGAATTGGCTTATCAACATAGTTATGATGAAAGACTATTTAAAAAAGAGGTAGCATGATTAAAAATATATTAAACTTTTTAGATTATGTTTTATTCCTAGTAATGATTTATATTTGCTATCTAGGTTTAAAATATGCTCCACAGATTGAGCAATTAATAATTGAATTGAAAGGGGGTGCGATATGAAAATCGATAACTATAATGCAGTTGGAATTGCTGAAGGTTTTATAGAATGTAATGACAAAAAAACTATAATAAAAGCGTGGCAATATTTAATTGATACTGGTTTAGCTTTTAAATTACAAGGAACATTTGGTAGAACCGCAAGAGATTTAATTGAACAAGGAATATGTAAAGGGGGGAATAATGAAAAAGAAAATAGAACTTAAAATAGGAAACCCAGAACACAAGGAATTAGCAATCAAATATCTTTATAAAGATTGGTTAGACTATAAAAGATATATTGAAAGCACTTTTGATGATAATTATAAACTAAAAGAGGGTTTTATTTCTTATTTAAGTAGAGAAGGCGATAATTTAGATTTAATACCTAAAAAAAATAATCACTAAATAAAAGGGGGAATAATGATTATTAAATTATTTGGTAAACAAATAACTATCAATAATAAAAAATGGAAACAGGACCTGCTAGCTTGGAGCTTACTATATAGAACAGAAATAGTAATTGCTGTTGCTAGTTTTATTCTTGGGAGTATTATATTTTAATAACATGAAAAATAATAAATGGGAGTTCGGAATCACTTTGCTACAAGGCATATTATTCTTACTAGCTCCCATTTATTCTTGGAGCTATAATATTTTAATAAAAAATAGAAAGGAGAAAATAAAATGGAATATAAATTTAATGGAGATCAAATAGAATTAATAAAGGATCTTTTAATCAATCAAGAAAATATTTGGTCTAAAAGTAAATCAAGCAGGGAATATTATGATGCAGATTTAAGAAGATTAAATGAGTGTTTAAAAATAATAACAACAAATAGAAAGGGAAAAATAAAATGAAAAAAGAAATAGAGAGTTATACCATTGTATTAACTTGGAAACATGAAGATGGTAGTTTGAATACTGAAACTTTAAATCAAGATAATTTGCCAGATAGTTTTTTGGATTATTTAAAAGAATATGAAAGAGTAGAAAATGAATAAACAACTACAACAACAAAATTTAAGGGAGTTAGCTAGATTAACTTTCTTAAATCTTATGAGTGCCAATGGAGTTATGGCAAAGACAATCATAAGAAACTATAAACTAAAAAAAGAAAGGGAAAACTATGAATGGCAAGGTGATAAAGTTCTTAAAAAGTATCACATTGGAAGATAGAGTAGATATATTAAACAATATATTGTGGCATGATGATACATTTCTTTATATCTTTAGTGATAAAAGAGATTGTGGTTTTGATATTCCTTTAGATAAAAAAGCTGAATATCCATCAATACACGCAGGTTTAAATGGTTTGTCTATTCAAATTAGTATGGATATGGATAAAGCAGAATTATCTTCTCATGGAAAATCTGTTAAAATTTCAGAAAAAAAATGGAATAAAGTAAAACTAAATTCTTTTAAAATTAATTAATCTTTATTATCAGGGGGTAAGTCAGTTATATTATCCCCTGATACATCAATCAAGTTATCCTGATTATCTTCCCAAGAAATTCTAATATTACTATCTGATTTAACATCAATCTTTTGCTTTTCAGTAAAGAGAGAAGATACTCTTGGAGCTAACCATTTAATATAGTTTTGTTTCTCCCTTAAAAATAGCAGCTCTTCATTAGACATTTCAGTAGTATCAGATTGAAAGATCGCTAACATCTTTTCAACAAGTGTCTTAATACCTATCTCTTGAGCTTTTAAAAACTGCTCTTTAAACTTTGGGTTTTGATCTAAGTATTTGTAGAAACTCATCAAGCTGATCTTTAAGGTGTCTTTGACTACGATATGAGGTATTCCTCCAGCGTAAATAGTGTCTAGTAAAATATCTTGTTCGGTATCTGATAGACTTATTGGCAAGTTCTTTTTGGTCTTGGATATATCTTTTGATTTCGTCATCTGTTTTATGTTTAAAGTTCTTTAAGTTTTTTAATATATTAATCTTGGATTGTATATCAATATTATCATTCTTGTATAACCCTTTATACTTTCTAGTCTTGTTATCCCAAGATTTTCCTCCCTTATGATAGGGACATAACATTCTTCTTGAAGTAGGTACAAAATGACCTTTACATTTACACCTTTTCCCAGAGTGCTTTGCGATTGCCTCACACCTTATCTTTATTTTTCCCAAGGTTTTATTCCATTCTTAATATTATATTCTTTCTTTCTTTTATAAGCGAAGTTCTTTTCCTTTACTATCTTCTTCAATTCCCTTTGTATTATTTGAGGATCTACTAAATTTTCCTGACGAGCTAATTCCCTTTTTCTCTCAATGGCTAGTTTACAATAATAGACATTCTTTGTATCTCCTTTAAGGTCAGGCAGGGGTAGAGTGGCTAATTCATTTATTGTGTTATCAAAATTACCTCTATTCTTACCAATTATTTTATCTATATTATTATTGTATATTGTTTCTTCTAATATAGGCGTAAAACGGCTATCTTGTGTAGGTTTAACGGCTATCTTGGAATTAGTGTATAACTTTTCAGCTCTTAAAAATACCTCATTAACAATATAAGTCTTACCAGATTTACCTCTAAAAGATTTAACAACATTTAATTTATTTAAAGTAGACAAGCAACTTTTAATAGTAGTTCTACATAGACCAGTATCTTTGTGTATTGTTTCGTGCCTTAATCTTGCCTCATATCCATTCTTTTTCCAAGCATACTTCATCACAGATAAGAATACATTTAGACAATGAGACTTATGTTCGCCATCTAATTTATTAAGATGATGATAAAGTTTATATGTAATAAATAAAAAACCTCTACTTGTGTCCATGTTTACATACCTTTTTATGATTGGCTTGTAGGTCTAGCAAGATTGACACCCATTGTTGCTCGTTCATGACCTCAAACTCTGTCTGAGAGATTGTTATACGCTTGATCCTAAAGCA